TTTAATGCGTCAGTTTTCATCTATTATAAATATTTAATTAATCAGCTTTTAAATTATTTGAATCAATAACTAGTTTAATTTAGTTAGTTAAAGTTTGATTATCTGTTGAAAATGTTAATGGTGTTGATAATAATATAATACCATCTTTATTTTTAGCAACTGCTTTTCTTCTTTTTACAGTTGGGGTATAAGGTTATTCTACTTTTCCTAATATAAATCCTTTATATATTTCTATATCACTTGGGGTATTTTGAACTTCAGTATATTGTTGATCTACTTGGGCTACATAACTATTAATAACAGGTGTATCTGGGAGTTGAACGTTACATCCTGTTAAATATTGATCTATTGCTTTTAACATGTTTAATAATTTAAATATAACATTATTAGCGTAATCTAAAGCAGTTTTAATAGAAGTTATTGAATTTTTAGCTACAGTTACTTGAGGTGTTAAAAATTCTTCTAAATCTTTAGCAATATTAATAGCAGAAGGAATAGCTCCAGGAACTACAAGAGGCGGGACAATAAAAGCTAAACCTGCATTTGCAGCTATTCTAGCTGTACGTACTGTTTTTAATGTTTTTGATGTTGTATCTACTATTGTTGTTAGTGGATTTAATGATCTACTTAATGATTCAATTATTTTAGAGGTAGTGTTTAATTTATCAATTAAACTATTTCTTAATTTTAAAATATCTTGAAGACCATCTGGTAATAAACAAGCACTAGGCATCTGCATATTAGGTTGTCCTATATTTTGGATACCTGTCTTCTCTACTACTTGAGAGATAGTAGGAATCATCTGCTGAATTAATTTTTCAGTATTTGTGATAATTATGCTTTGAATAGACATTTTTTAAAATGAACTTTTTAACTTTGTTTGAAGCTGTTGTGTTTGTTTTTTAATTGCTATTTTTGTTGTTTCTGAGTTTACTTTTTCTGCAGATTTTGTTACTGAGACTGTTTCTGCTAATGATGTCCAATCTCTTTGACCATCTGAACCGGTTGGAGGTGTTGCCATTATACTGTGTAGTTACGTTTTGAGGTTATAGTACAACTTTCAGGAGAGGTACCTAATTGATTATTTAAAGCATCTAAAATACCTAAAGTTTTTGTAGCAGGAAGCATCAATGAAGGAAATACTGCTGGTGCATCTTGTGCTACAGGAGCAGACTGTAAAAACTGTAACGCTGTAGCTAATTCCTTAACTGATGAGGTTAAATCTCTTAATAATTGAGCTGTTGTATCTCCTAATAATAGTGGTTCTTTAGCTAAATCTTCTTTACCTAAGAATATTTTATCTGCTTGAGTAATAAATTTTTTAGTATCTATATTAACTGATTCTAAAGCATTTAAATTAACCGACTTAGCAGAACTTAATAAAATATGATCATTCCATGAGTTAAGTACTAATCTACCTGAGTCTAGAATTATTTGGGGTCCAGCAAATTCACTAGGTGAAGTTGGAGCTTTATCTTTTTCATAACTAACATAGCTAGTAGAAGATACTTCTAAAGGAACATTTTGAGTACTAGTTAAATAAATAGATGACTCATCATTATTTATATTTTCTACAATAGGAATCCAACCTTGATCTGTTTGATTACCTTGACCGTTTCTAATTAATAGAATAGGATCTCCATCATTACCTGTTGATGACCAATTATTAGGAGTTTTATTAACTGTACTTCCTAATCGTATTGAATTTCCCCATCTACCTTCATAAATTATGTCTCCTTCAAATGGTAATAGAGGGTGGATGTTTGCTCTTTCTTTAAATGTTTTACCTAAATTAATTTCAGTTGAATTATCAGTAACTCGTCTTACACTTCCTGCTTGAGTTTGAATATAATCTTTTTGTTGGGAAGGAGATAAATTAGTAGATATAATAGGATATCCATTATGATGTGGGTGATTCCATAATCCTATATTATTAATATAGTATTTTTTAGAAGAAGTATTATTTTTTCCAATATTAGTATCAGGAAATGTTATTACATATACTATTTCATTTAATAAAGGAAAACTTTTAATATTAGGATTGATAGAATAAGCTACAGATAAAGATGAGAGACTTAAAGTAGGAGAGGTTACTTCTTCATATTCTATAGCTCCTAAAGCATTCCATTCTCCTAATTCTTTAAATCTAGGATGAGTGTTATCTAATACAATACTTCTAACTCTAACCGCTAATATTAGATTATTTAGACTACTAACATTAAGTACATTAGTACTATTTGATAATCTAGAATTTAGATTTTTGTTTAATCCACTAAACCCATATGAAGCCATTATTTTTCCTCTTTATTAATATTATCTTGGATTTTATTTATCTCACCTAATAATTGTGCTTTTTCTTCATCAGAAATTAATAAGCCACCTTCGCCTCCACTACTATTATCATTAGATAAACAACGCTGTATGATGGTAGCCATTTTAATAAGTTGTTCATCATTCTTAACACCTATTTCAAGGTATTCTTTAATTAATGGAACAACTAAGGTAGCATCACCTATGTCATCAATCAAAGGTTTTAGTTCTTCAATTAACGCAGATATTTGTTTTTCTTTTTTCTTTTGGTTTTGATAAATTTCTTGGAAAATATCTTTTAATTTTTTATCACCAAAAATATCAGAATCTAAACTACTCATGAGTATATATATTTATTTGTTATAAATACTAGATTTATTGAAATTTTATATATCCATTTTCTAGATAAAAGACATAACCGTTTTTATATACATCATATAATCGATCTGCTATTTTAGTAATTTTAGGTGTTTTAGCATCTACCATTTCTCTTATATAGATATATAATGCTTTTTTATTAAATACATCTAAACTATCTCGTTTTCTAAATAACTCAAGTATAGCATCAGCTATTTTAGCGTCGCCGTCTTTAGGAAAAATAATATATATATTTGTAGTACAATGTTCTATATATAGATCTGTAAATAAAGATATCTTATCATTATGTGATAATTTATCACTTGATGAATTATTTTCCTCAATTACATATGAGTGACTGTTATCTTCCTCTAATGTAGATGCTGGTACTGAGTTAACTCGTTTCTTATAGTTTTTTTCATTATATAAGATTAACCAACGTTTAACTATAGTACCAAAATATGAATATGCTTTAGCGCCCTTAGATGGATCAAATAAATGTATTTTACTGAGTAGAAAAGTTATAATTTCATGTTGCAAATCTTCGATATTTTCAACTTCAGTATAATAGAATTTAAATGTATGAATAATATTTTGAGTTAGTTTAAAGAAAGCATAGTGGATTTTATCGTTATAAATTCTACTACGTTCAATAGGATCTAAACTTAAATTATAAGCAACTATGGCATCTTCAGTATCTTGGGTAAAATAGTTTTTGCTCATATTTACTTAACTTTAAAATTACTTAGTTGTTCCTGAAGATATTTTAACTGTTGAAAAAAGTATCCAACTTCATCATCACCGGTAAATGTACCTTTAGTATCTATCTCTTTAATTTTCTTTTCAGAAAAATCAATTGTGTTAGATAAGTTGATCATGTAATTCTCATAAAACTTAATAACGTCTTCACATTTTTCATTCTTTCGTAATAAGTTATAACTAGTATAACCTAATATTATTACAAGAGTAGAAAGCATTGATATAATTGCAATCATAGTTTTAAATATTAAAAGGCTGTAAGCGTAAACCTACAACCTTTATTTTTTAATTTATTATTTATTAATCTTTAAAAAAATCATTCATCGCGTTTTTTAAACCTTCGCTCTTAATATTATTAAGTGCTTTAGTTTTAACTGTAGGCTTTTTATTTGACTTATCCAATGTATTATCCTTTTTCTGGGTAGCCAAATTACCTGTTAATTTAGGCATCCATTCACGTTCAAACTCAATACGTGCGGCCATTAAATCGGCTTGATGAACAATGTAAATTAATGAAGTACGTGGTTTAGTCTCTGGCATCCAATTTACTAAATAAGGCTTATTTGCTTCATCATATAAACCATCATGTAACTTAATAGCCAAGAACTCATTTTTAGTATATGAAATACCATGTTGAGTAAGTAAATAAAGACCACGATCAGGAACAGACATGAATTCTAAAGCATCGTTAAACTTATAATCTTCACCTAATTTATCTTTACGCCACTGGTCAGTCTGAGGAATATATGCTTCATTTTGATCATCACCCATCTTACCTAAATCATGATTCATAGCTGAGAATACTAATTCTTCGGTGGTATAGTTTTTATACACACCAAATTCAGACCAGATTTGATCAAATTTAAGAGCAGCTTGAATAACACGATTAACGTGTTCGATGTATCCTCCGGGAAAAGCATTGTGATATTCTTTTTTATGAGCCGCAGGCATAAGCATTATACGTTCTGCATATTTCTCGTAGAAGTTTTTTAAATAAGATTTACGTGGTTCTGAGATATATGTCTCGATATAGGACATAAACTCGATCCAATTTTCTTGGATTTGTTCTGCTGATAATTTCATAACTGATTAGTTTATTATATACGATTTAATTCACTACCTGTAATAGGTTCTGATTCGATGTATGTACGTAATTGATCTAATTGTTCTCTTAATTTCTCAACCGCTTCATAACACGCATCACGATTACCTTGATTCAGTGTTAAAATTAGATTATTTAAATTAGAATCGATGCTGTCGATTTTTCTTAATGATGATTCTCTGTTTCTCATAGATTTATTTATTGTTTATTTCTTACCTACCTGTTTTACTCATTCACGCGTCATTCGTTTCTCTCATCCTCATCCTACTTTCCTTAAAACCCGTGGATTTAATATACGTGATATTCTTTGGGAGGCCAAGCTAATTTAAAAACTCTTTTACTTTACCTTCAATATTTTTTAGTAATGCGCATTTCTCATACTCTTCAAGCGCTTCAAAAAATAAAATAGATGTTTTTAAGTTATCAATGAATTGTTCATCGGCCTTAAGTTTAAGGCACTCTACATGAAATGTTTTATTTACATCAACATATTTAATATAATCCCAAGCTTTTCTAAACATCAATTCTTCCCCAGCTTTTTCTAACTCATCAATATTGATATCCGGAGATATGTTTTTAAAAGTTTTAACTGTATATTGTTTAAAAAATAAATGGTTGTTAATTAATTTATTAAACCCACTTATCCAAAAAAGAGGATGCTCAGAAAAATCCACTAACAATGATGTATCATCGTTAGCGCTATATTCCTTATCAAATAGATCAAATATTTTATTCAAGTTCATGTAAGTAAAGAAATTGCCCTATATTCAAATTATAAATATAAGGCAATCTCTAGTTATTACTTAGTAGCTTTAGTAGAATCTAAATGATAAACTACATCGTCTAAAACAACGACATTAGTATCTGTTGAGTCTACTTTTGATAATTCTGCTGCCATAGTTACAGAATCTACTGCTGTAGTATCAGTACTAGTTGGTGCTTCAGAAGAAGTTAATGAACAAGATGCTAACAATATAGCAACTGCTGCGAAAATAAATAATTTTTTCATTTTTTGTTTTTTAATGATTTGTTTTTAAATTGATTAATAATATGGTTAATATAATATAAATATTCTGGAAAACCAAACAAGATGTATTTTTTCCTACCTTTTTTATAGTGTCAATAGCTTCATTTAGAGTCACATCAAAGAACTCACGACGTGATGAATTACGTTTATGTTCTAAATAACGGTGAATTTCCCTCTCTAACTCCTCTCCACGTCCATGTAACCTAAATATATACTCAAGTTTAAATGGAGTAGGAACACCTGTTGCCTTAGACAATTCTTTCCTACGTTCCTCGGGTGGTTTACTTGTGTAACCAATTTTTAATAAACCTGGAATAGAGGCATTAGACATAACGTAAACAATGTCTTTACCCTCACCAATGCCAGGAATAGACTTCTTAGAACGAGCAGTATAGTACGTTACATGTTCCCAACCATCGCTAAAATGGTAATTAGGATCATTGGAGGGTTCTACGGTATAAAAACATATAATATTGTTATTAAAATCTTCCTCCGCGGAAACATATCCTGCTGCCTCCTCTAAAGTAATTTTTTTAAGTGGTTTAAAGCGTTTTTCTATCATTGGAATCATCAATTAATTTAGTAATAAGATGTTCAAGTGCTTCAACGCGATCTTTTAACTGGTATGTTTTAACGGCTAGTATAACCGAATAAAATACTACAATAGCCATAAATGCTGTGTCAACAATATTTCCTATTTCCATACGTATATACTTATTTATTGTGTTTCATAAATTCACCAATTGAGTTATGAGCATCAACGTGTGGTTTCTTACTCCTAGGTTTGAATTTCATAAATTCTAACCATTCTTTAAAGCATTCAAATGTTTGTTTTGGGCTGTTTTTCGACATAATATTTATTTTATTTTTGATTAAATATATGAATTGGGACTCTGAAAGCCAAATGTAAAATGTCTTTGTAAAAGTTAAATATATGTATATACTTTATCGATGTCAAAGAATTTATAAAAGTCTTAGAGTGTGATATTGTGGAAAGAATGTAAAAGGGGTTAGATGGAAAACGTGATGTGATGTGTGGGTAGAATACTAGGTTAGGTTAGTTATATAAATATATACACATCGGCCCGTAAAGATCGTATAAGATCTGTGAGTTGATGGTAATCCCGTAATCCCAACACGTACCGTTATATGGATAATAACGCGCGTGGTCCTATATTACAGGTATATGTGTACGTACGTACGCACCCAGAAGTACGGAGGTGGGACCTTACGGTCCCGTCCTCCTATAACACACACATTTCTAATTACGCGTTTTCAGTGCTCGCAACTTCCGCATGTGCGGTGCTTTGACTGTTACGAGATGGGCGACCGCGTTTAACTTCAACACCCGATGTTTTAGCTGCTAGTGCCTGTTGGCGTTTACTATTTACATTGACCGGACGGCCTTTACTTACTGTTCCACCCGCTGCTACCTTCTCGGCGCGTGCGGCTAGTGTCGCTTGACGTTTTGATCCTGCTACAGATGGTCTACCACGTTTCAATTCTCCAGCAGCACGTTTAGCTTCTCTATCGGCAATTTTCTTCTGGCGAGCGCTGTCAGGATTTGATGGGCGGCCTAATGCCTTTGCTACGTTTGTTTCTACGTTCGCTACTGCTGTTACTGTTGATGGTTTTTTCTTACTCATGTGATTTGTGTTTTAAGTGTTTATTATTTATTTTATTTACTGAATATATGATAACATATCCTAGGTGCCTAAAACTTATACTCACTCTTAATTAATAAAAATGATAAAATCATAGACACGTTAAACGTTGCTAACAAGAACCAGATCATCTCTTCTGTGTTGTTTACATCAAACAGGCAAGCAAATGCACAAATTGCTTCTACTAATAATAGTGCGGCGATAATTGTTTTAAGTGTTTTCATGTGCTTTTTTATTTGTCTAAATATATGTGCTACTATCTTATAAGCCTAATATCTCTATTAAAATCTAGTTATACTATGAATAATAACACCCGCCATAATAACTCCTAGTAATAACAGTAACAGCATATTCATTGTGTCCTGTAATGGATGACGTTCTTTTTTCATGCTTTAAATATATATTTAAAAATGGGGTAGGCCTATTAAAACCCACCCCTTCCTAATTAATCCCTAATATCACTTTCACTTAATAAATCAATTAAATAATCCCTAATATCACTTTCATCCATATCATTAAAAAAATCAAATCCAATCAACCCATAATTACCACCCATTACTCCATCATTATCCAAAAACCCATCAACATCATATCCTTCATTACCCAATTCCAATACTATTTTCTTTATTAAATCTTTCTTTTCCATATCTTTTTTTTTTATATATTAAATATAAGTTAAGAAATAAAGTAGTCCTAACCATATTTGGTTGGTTTTAGTTTTTTAATCCTACTTCACCACTTGCTATCCATTCTTCAACTGTACAGTAATATTCAATATATGTTGTGTCTGTCCACGTTGACATGTTTTTATATACTTCTGTTTGGGTATAATGGTTCCACGCTGCGGTTGAATCATAACAGGGCATTTTGAAGAAATCCGTTGTGTATCCTGTTTTTCCTTTACTATCCTGATATTCATGTGTTGCTTTATACATAAATCCTGTTTCGTCTTTTCTACAAGCAACCATACTTACTATCACTGATGCGAACAATACTATCTTTTTCATGTGCTTTTTTATTTATAGTAAATATATGTGCTACTATCTTGTAAGCCTAATTCAATCTTATTCCCAAGAACGTATCTCTGCTTTAGTTATGTATCCTGGTTGTTCGAAGCCGATCAAATCAACTGCCATTTCACCTGTTGGTTTACCATTGTAAGTGATCTGATAATTCGGATCCATACCCGAGATCATAATGTGGGCGATTAAATCACCTATCGATTTAAATTCAGCTGTGTAGTAAGAACAATTTAATGAGTACATAATTTTCTGTTTTTAATTTTAATTAAATATATGATGCCTGATCCTAGAAGCCTATCGACCCCATTCTGCTGATGTGCAAAAGTATTCAATACAGAACGAGTCACATTTGGCGATATTATCCTTATAAGCATCAGTCTGTTTATAAAATTCTAGCGCGGCAACCGAATCCTTTTCATCCCTGAAGAAAAAGTTAGTGGTAATAGATCCTGATAAATCTCCTCCACTGTAAAGCTTATCCTTATCTATGAAAGAGGCTTTATAAACGTGTCCACTTTTTTTACAGGCAATCATACTCATAAAAATAGCTGTAACGACAAATAATTTTTTCATGTGTTATAATTTTTTAGTGTATGTTAAATATAGGTCGAAGGACCAGGTGAGCCTATCGATTTAGTGCCTTCCACTCCTTGCGAGTGCCCCAGTACCTGATTCTTATCGAATCGGCCTTAGATGATAAGGTCCTATAAACTGGCGTCTCATAGTACCACTCCCAGTCGGTGGTATCTTTTTTAGACACAAGGACAAAATCCATATTCGCAAGCACACCTACGTTCTCTAGATCCTGGTAGTAGGTGACCTCGTAAACGTAGGGCGAGCAAGACATCAAACTTGAGGCCAGTACCACCAGAAGGAAAATCTTTTGCACAGCGCTTTTAACTTTCGAACATAAGGTAAAGGACACTTCCTTACCTCCTACTGGCTCTATCTCACTTTCCTCAGGCTCAAAGTACCAGCGCTGGTTGTTGTAGTCGGCGACCTCATTTAGCGCGGCAAGTTCCCCGTAGGAAGTTTTTACGTGCTCGAAGACCTTACTGTAATCTACCTTTCCTTCCTCAAGCACACTACCTAAGAGGTCGGCGAACCAGAAGTTAGAGGCATTGACTGTTCCTTGATCTGTAGACACTCCACAGTAGTCGGCCTCTTTAACCTCGCTGATAAACATCCCAGTGTAGAGGCCTTTTAGGCGGTGTCGTTTAACAAATTGATCCGCGTTACACCAGATGAAAATACAGTGCTTGTCCCTCAAGAGTGACACTTGCTTTTCGCCTACCGCATACATCCCTTCGCCTATCCTGGAGAAGTTCAACAGGCCGTAAGGCGAACCATGTCCCATCATCAAAATCTGATCGTGCGCTCGAATTTCCTTCTCCAGGCGGCCTCTGGAAACATCTTTCGTTAAAACAGTAGCATCTTTTATATTCTGGTAGATAGGGCGAAGGAAATCTGTTGATCGATCGTCGGGGTGAATGATAAGTGTCCTCATATGCTGTAATTTTTTACTATATTCTAAATATAAGGTGAGGGACTTAGGGGCCCTAACCGGGCCCCTTCCCTTTACTTAATTAACCTTTTACTAATTCAACCACATCTGAATTACTCTTCTTAGCTAACTCAATTTGGCGTTTTGAATTTGGATTTACAGGTCTCCCTTTAGCCAAAGCAATTCCACTATTTACTTTTTCATTTCTCTTAGCCAATACTTCTTGGCGCTTGGATCCCTCAATTACAGGTCGACCACGTTTCAATGTTCCGGCTTCTTTCTTTGCCAAACGTTGTTGAATTTTCATTTGTCGAGCACTGTTTGGATTTGCTGGACGTCCGATTTGTTTTGTTTCTGTTGTGTTTGCTTGTTCTTTTTTCATAACCTTTTTGTTTTTTAAGTGTGTAATTTATTTATTTTTTTAACATTCTAAATATATGTAACCGAATCCTGAAAGCCTAACCGACCCACCCTTCCTTTCTTTTGTGTTTTAATCTATTACTTCAAAGTAATCTTCATCGCCCTCATACTCCCACCACCCATCACTTTCTTCTCCTAACCATTTACCTTCAATACATTCAAAGAATTTATAATCATTATCTGTTCTTAATTCCCAAACATCACCTACAACTAATAAGTGAGCAACACTTGATTCAAAGGTATCCTTATCAACCATACCTAAACCTGTTAAATCTTCAGTTACATAATAAGCATCTTTAATTACTTTAATTTTCATAGTTGTGTTTTGTTTTTAATTATTATTTATTATTATTTATTTTTAACATTCTAAATATATGTTACTGAATCCTGTAATCCTAACCTACTCATCATATGTTTCAAAATCTTCAATTTCGTTTAATTGATCAATCATTGAATCTAAATCTTCATACATTTGATGTAAATCAATGTTATGAGCTTTATCAAGATTATCTACACATAAATCAGATGCTTTTTTTAATAAATCAATAAGTGTTTGTTTCATATCTTATCTTTTTTCTTATTTCTCTAAATATAAGTTGGATTACCCTGTATGCCTAAC